TAAGGTCCTTATCCCCAATTGTGATGTATTTTCCATCCTCCGCTTCCATGGCCACAAACTGAACATTGGCAATCCTGTTTCCGTTCCTGGCGTAAGTGAAGGAAATTGGACCAGGTTTCGGGTAGCACTTGTGTATTGTGATGTCTTTGCTCTTGTCGTCATCGTCCATAGAGAGCGGATGGATAGTGAGCTGGTCTGCATATTCAGAGAGCCGCTTTCCGACTGCTTTCGGGATTTCTAGCTTACTTCCCTCTGCCCCTTCGACCAGATTGCCCCAGGGGATAATGTTTGACAGACTTTTTGCGTCTGTATAAATGAGAGGGATTGTTACAGTCATTGAGTCGCCACTCACGATTTCATCGATTACACCGTCTTCTTCGGTTTCGAGTGGTTGCGTTTCAATACTGTACTGAACTACAGTTTCCCCCTGTGTTCTGCCTAAATAAACGGGGGTAGTGGACCCAAAATAGGCCGCACATGGTCCTATATCCATTTTTTCTACAGCTACAGGCTCAAGTGCCATTAGCATCACCTTCTCTTTCTTTTTTCTTCTCAATTACCTCTATCTTTCCGTTTTTTAACAATTCACCAGCATGTTTTCTGTCTATATCGAATATATCGCCTTCATGCTTCCATCCGTTATAAAAAACAGGTTTAATTGCTTTTACCTTCATTACATCACCTCTTCAGGACCGTAAAGCTGATTCTTACAGTCGTATAACTCTCTTTTTCCGGGTTATCCTGAACTGGAACCGGCCCGATAGGTTCCCTGACAGACCAGTCGGCTATACGGTAACCTTGTATTTCCGGAGGGTTGTCATCGAATATCTCGATTAGTCTGCCGACCACCTGGCCGCTTTTTTCAACATCGACATTTCCATCCGGGTAATTCGGGCAATAGTAATTGATGAGTAGCGTACCACTGTGAACTTTTGTATCTGGATTCCTTTGATTGCTGGATATATGCAATGAGAAACACTCGGTCCAGCCGGTAGGCTTTCGTGGACCTTTGACAACGAGGACAGTACCTAATAAGGATTTAAGTGCATCGTCTCCCGCCAGTTTCGACAGCGCCGGTGCCAGTATATCGTTTGGATTCATCTAATCACCACCATAATACTTTGCATACTGCACGGAAGCAATGTGTCCGAGGTCAAGATTCTCAACAGACAGGAAGTCGGACATATATTTTTCGATAAGAGGCTCAAAAGCGTCAATTGCACCCTGCAAGACCCAATATCCAGAGGTTGTTTCAACCCAGATGGCGTATTCCATATTCGCAGATATAGCACCCGTGTAGTCGTCGCCTTCTATTTGCAGAACCGGATTCTCGTATTCCATGACCCTTGTCTTGACTGTCGCCGGGTCTGTGTCGGCCGGCAGGGATTCTATTTTCTCAATGTTGCAGGAGATTGAGTTTCTGAGGTTGCCGGTCCGGTCTGTCCACGGGCCATTTTCTTTAACGTAGTTCACCATGGCCCTCAAAATCCATTCCAGGCAGTCTTTGAGTGCCTGTTCCTGACGCCTGACAAGTTCATCCATTTGCCTGAAAGTTTCCTCTAACCCTTGCAGTTCAGCGCTAATCTCCATTATTCTCCCTCAAATCTAGCTCGATATGGAATGTCCAGTTTGCCACGAATGTAACTGTATATTCTGGCCCGTCCGCGTCGACGAGTATATCCCCTTGTTTTATGCTTGAGTAGCCATCTTCATAATGAATATCATTTATGTTTATAAAGGCCCGGTGAGTGTTTTCATATGTCGTCTGCAGGGATGTGTTCCGCTCAAACCCGCCGAGAGGCTGGATGTCTGCGTCGGCCATTGCGATAGTGTATTCTCCGGCCGGAACCCAGTTGCCGCTGTCGTCTGTATACCCTTCGGCTCTCCTTTTTATTTCTACTGATACGACCGGAAACACATTACCACCTCAACTTCTTTAAAGGCGCAAGCAGTTCTTCAATTCTTTCCCCGACCCCGTCTGTAAAGGTAACAGACCGGCCACCCTGAGTCATTGCTTTTATATTAGCCTTGTCTCCGTCCATCTCAAGCAGTTTATCGAGCACAAGTTCCACCAATGCTGGCAATTCATCAATTTGATAGTTTTGTCCAGTCTCTGCATTAATCCACTGGAGGTATGCAGCCTTTTTTTCAACTTCAGTCATGGCCATTATTCTTCACCTTCAAGCTCAGCAATCTTTTCTTCCAGGGGTTCAATTAGAGTCTTCCGATTCTCTCCCTTTGCCTCTTCTGACAGCCACTTTTTAAGCTGTTCTTTATCATTGCATTCTTCGACCAGCTTGATAGCTTCTTTGACAGTTAGCTTAGTTATATCTGTTTTTTTTGCTTCTTCCTTTTCAGATCTTTCCCTGGTTGCCGTTTCTCTAGCCTTCCGCTCCTGTTCTAAAAGATAAAATGTAGTAGCTCCCATCTAATCACCTCCAATGTAAAGAAAAGGCCAGGGGTTACCCCGGCCTTAATCAGTTTTTACCCATTGGTTACAATTTTAACTACACGAATTTTCTTCTTGTCATATACCCGGTCCCAGTTAGCTGCATTAGCAAGTTCAGCCAATGTTGGCATTTCATCAACAACAACACCTTCAGTCCACTTAATGCCACGAGGATGCATAATAAACTTCCTCCGATGGATGAGGATATCTTCACCCTTCAAAGTATTTCTGTCGGTTTCTACAGGTACTTTTGGGGTTCCTTCAGCATATCCTACAGCGCCACCAGCGAATAAATAGGTAGTATATTTCTTGCCACTAGTGGACCCATCCACAACCGGGAGGCCGTCGTCAACAATGACAGACTTATCAAGATAAGTACCCCAACCCACATTAGCTTCATGATCGGGGATAAAGTCGATAAGTCCTTGCTTCTGCAATGCAGTATGGACAACAGAATGCATTGCAATTGCTGTAAACTTATCCTTTGCATCTCCCAAAAGCTGGGCAGCGTCCAGGATAGCTTCAGCACTTATTTTATTTGTTTCATTAGCAGCTGCCCCATCATCTGTAGAAATGTCATGAATAAGATCCCCATTATCATTTGTTGCATTATCAGCAAAGACACCATCAAGGATTTTAAGGAGGATTTTTTGATACTGGCGGTCCCAGTATGCAAGCACTCTATTAGCAATTGCAGTCATTGGATCAGCACCAGCTAATTCAGCTGCAAGGTCCTCTGAACTCCAGGCTTTACCGAAAAGGAGTACCCTTGCAACATCTTTCCCGGTATCTATCTTAGCTGGTGTCAGTGCATAGTCAGACTGGATAGCTTCCGGATCACCATCAAGGTCATTGAAGAACGGCATATTCACCGTATCTCCACCGTCAGGAACAACAATTCTTGGATCAGTCTGGATTATTCCACTCCTAAATAGAGCAGACTTTTCCGGAGTTTCATTGATAATGTAATTATAAAACACCTTCGGAACAATAATATCAGCAACCCTAGTTACAGTCATTTATTCCCACTCTCCTTATTTTAATATTACAGGCCATATTTAGCAGGATCCAAACCTGCCTTTTTGATTAAACTCCTGGCCTTGTCAGGGTCATTTTTCAGAATTTCACCTTGTTTAGTTAAATTAACTTTCCCTTTCTCCCAGGGATTGTCTTTGTATTCATCGTCAAATTTCCCGTCTCCCTCAGTGAAATCCCGGCCCTTCAAGCCGGTTTCGCCGAAGAGATAGTCATCTGTCTTTTTGATGTTTTCGAGCTGTTCTTCTAATCCGACCAGTTGCCCGTTCACGAGTTGGATTTGTTCTGTGTTCAGTAGCGCTTTCACTGCCTTTACGTTGCGCGCGCCGGCTTCTCTGATTGCTTTTTCAAGCTCATAGTCAAACTTCTGGGCCTCGAGCTTTGATTCGTACTCTTCTTTTGTCTGCTTGTTCAGTTCTTCAAGTTCCTGAATACGTTTTTGCAACTCCTCGTTCCCGGTTGCTTTTGTTTTGAGTTCTTCAAGTTGATTGTCTCTTTTTTCGAGCATGTTTTTATATTCATCACGCTGCTGTGCCACCTCATTAAGCCTTTCTCTAGGAACGAAGGACCCGTCATTAATGATTAGCTCTTTATCACCCAGCTTCTCCTTAACCTGACTATACAATTCTTCACCTAACAATTCCTTTAAACCCATTTGTATCATCCTTTCCGTGTACGTTTTTTTACGAGGGTGTCGTCCTCGAAACGGTCCTGTTCTTTTACGCCTACAGTACCGAAAAGGCGGTTAAATGTTAATAACACCCGTTAAGGGGTTAATCTACTGGTTCATGCGCAAATCCGCTAACACAAAAATCCGCATTACATTTCCCGATATATCAACCTTTCTTTTGATTATATTCATTTCCATAATCCTCCTATTTTTATGTTACATTTCTTCAACTCTTTTGCATTTATATAATCGATTAATCACACTTTCCCAAAATCTCTCCATCTCAGTACAACATAAACTTAATTCAGTCATTCCGTGATATTCTTCTTGCTGTCGTAAAATATCGGCTACAATATCCAATGGGAATACTTTTCTCTTAATATCAAGCATTAATCCCTCTAATTTTATCCACGCCTCATTTCTTAATACAATCACACCCCAGGTGTCATTATATACAAACTTTTTCCCTCTGTCCTTTCCCAGATATATCTTGCAAATTTCACTTAACGGCATACCCATATATTCATCATCAACGTGTAATATAGGACTAAAATAATCACCATGCTTAACCCATACATCATTATCCTTTATAAATACTTGGCATTTACTTTTACGTCCATAATATATAGAAAACTCTTGTTTTATTCCCCGCAATTTTTCTGGCTTTTTCAATTTTGCCCCGCCATATTGTTTAAAAGACACTATATTAAACTTAACTGCCTTCTATCACTCCTTATATTTGTTTAACTATTGTTTAACAACTGTTTAACAAATAAAAAGGACAACTCTTTAAAGTTGCCCTCTAATTATCTATTTAATTTTTATTTATTATCTTTACACACCTTTTCCAATCTTCTGGATTAGTGTTACTTCTTTTTCATAGCATCACCAACTGGTTCATAAGTCATTTCAAAAATGTCAGGCTTACAGGGATAAAATTCACCCTTTATGCCTTTAATAATGTAGTCGCCGGGACTTGCAATATGAATACCCTCTAACGTCTCTATTTCAAGATAATCTTTACCAACTGGTTCTCGTACTTTATCCCCACAAAATTCATGAATATCTGCTGAATTTCTTCCATTGAATTGTACTGCCTCAATTACAACCGGCTTTTTACGATACTTTGGCACTTTCCCACCTCCCTATGCAGCATATTTCTTTTCTAGAATCCTTATTAACTCTTCACCCACATACAGCACATCTGTTAGATAGCACATGCAGTTTGGGTGCGATATCGGAATTTTGTCTGGAGGATACACACCTGGACCTAGGCCATACAGGTCTTGTGTTGCGAATTTCTCGCACTCGCAGTCGTGTTCGCCGGTGTGGCTGCGTGAGAGGTTCCACTTGATTCCCTTCACAATGTCGCTTTCTTTTGCGCTAAGAATCTGCGCCTCTCTGTAAGCGTTATTAGTTTCAGTTCTAGCTAATCTCAGAGCATTGTACTTAATGCTTCCCCTGCCCGTTACGCTGGGTCGTATTGCTGTTGTCCAGGCCGGACCGGGTTTGGCCAGATACTGCTCAACTGCTCTGGAGAAGTTGACTGCACTCAGACCCTGGTTGACGCACTGTTCCACCATGTCTTGCAGTTCTCCGCTTACAAGCGCACCGTATTTCCAGACCCTCTCAGACAGAGCAAATCCATCACTCCAGCGTGTTTTCCAGACAACGTTCCGGACCGCAACTGCAAGGCCTTCACCGTACCTTGCGCGAAGCAAAACACCATTTCCACCGAGGGCTCTCAAGAGAGTTGCTTTGTCTTTTTCTGCTGCCTGTTGTATCAGCGAGCGGATATAATACTCTGTCGCGTTGTCCTGTCCTTCTATTGCAATGTTGGCAGCCTTGACTATGTTTTTGTCCAGCCAGTCTTTAATTTCATTCGAGAGCCAAAAACTTACAGCCTCGATTTCTGCATTGATTTGGTTGCGTTGCGATACTAGAAACTTCCCCTCTGCATCTGAATAGTCAAAAGCTATCCGGTTTATTTTTTCCATCAATTTCTTCGAGATGCCGCTAAATTCTTTCTCGAGTTGTGCCTGGAGTAAAAGGTATTTCTTCCGATATGTTTTTTGGATGAGTTCATACCTTTCTTCATTCGTCATCACAGTTCAACTCCTGCGGTTTCGTTGGCCATTGCGTTGAATTCTTCAAAGAGTCTGGTGCCATATAAGTCCTGTTTCTGCTCTTCCAGACGTCTAAGTTCCTCTTGCGGGTTTTCTACCCAAGGATGATTAGCGACGATTGTTTCGTCTGAGATGAGCCCTTTTGATATTGTAGCAGATTGGATTTTCTCCGCTTCGTTGAGGATAATTGACTTGTTAAAGGTAATCTGGATTGCCCGATAATCATACTCTTTCTTTTCTGCATACTTGAAATACTCGGCAATAAACCAGAGAAACTCCCTCAGTGCCTTCTTAAACTTCCGTTCTGTCTTGTCGGCTTTCATGTCAAGCAAGGCATACATGAACTTCAAGGCCACCCCTGACGGAGCAGTTCCGAATCGGTCGGTCTTTGTGTTGACTCCCTGACCGAACGTGTATATGTTTTCTTCGAGTCTGTCAAGGTGTTCCTTTTTCGCCTGAATCGGGATTTCTGCTGTAAGGTACTCTACCCCGCCCTGGCCATCGACACTGACAGCTTTATGATAGCGCAGGTTTTCGTGAAGTTCATCGAGGTTTTGTCCGCGGTAACCTTTCAGGACCAGAACCGCCTCCTGAATTTCTTCAAGTGTGTTGTCCAGGTCCGATACCGCCTTATCGTACGCGTCGATTAGCTCCTTGTACGCCTGCAGGTCAGAGACCATTTCTTCGTTGTTTTTAAAGGCGATAAACGGCACTTTCCCCCATGACTGCCACTCTCCGTTATAGAGGAAGTGGCCCTCTTCCTTTTCTAGGACAAGTTTTCCGTCCTCGCTCTCCTGATAGTATTGCACGCCTTCGCGGGTCCAGTACTCCGCGCGGATTCTATCTTGCCCGTTGACTTTCAGGATGTAGTATCTGATTACTGCCGCAAGTTTTCGCTGCCTGGTTGTCTCCCATATCGGAACGACTTCCATTGCGTCTACAACGGCATAATCGAAGTTTCCCTCCTCGTCAATGAACGGATGCAGCCAGGCGACACCCTTGTTTGAAGCATCTTTGCATAACTCCCAAATGTCGTCGTCGAATTTTTCAGCGAGCAGGTCGTTAATTTTTTCTACAAACTCTTCATCGTCTGTACTTTCTTTTTCTTCCTCAGTCAAGTTCCTAGCTGCAAAGGTAGCCGGGTTCCCGACCAGGTAGTTCGCTTTCTGGTCCACCAGGAGTTTATGCCAGTTGTGTGGCAGCCGGTTGTTTTTTCGCGTCTCGTCTACTACCCGTTCCCCGTCTTTCCAGTAATATATCTTTCTTTTGCGTATATCATTGTCGTTATTGTAGTATCTGACCCCTGTCTGCATATCTGTTGTATCGTGTTCCTGAATAAAATCCATAATAATCTCTGCCACCGTTGGGGTTCCGTTCGCTGCAATCATTCTATTGGTCAGTTCAGTTTGTGTAATAATCTTTCTCACCTCCATGTCAGGACTTTGATACCACCGGCGTACATGTCATCTTCATGTGCGTACCTGGTGGCATCAATAGCGTGATTATCCCCGGCTATTTTGTTTTTAATATTGCCATCTTTGTCAACTTCATAATCGGCGTCCTCAAACTCTTTTGCGGTGTGTGGTGTGCGTTTTGGGTCTATCACTATCTCGTTCAAATCATCAAGCCATTTCTCGCCATATTCAACTGAACCAGGTCCTTTCTGGGCACCTGCAATCCAGAGACCGTAGTCTTTCATCTCGGCGATTGACTTCGGCTCGGCGCTGTCGGCCACGATTAGCTCGTTGTGGTAACCCTTCTCGACGAGTCTCCGGGCCGCCTCACGATTGGAAAGTTTCACTTCATATATCTCATCTATTGCGTATATCACCCTTCTGGTTTTGTCGTAGTGCCAGCGAACGAAAGCAAACGG